CCTGAGACGCTGTGTAGTCACCAGATTGAGCAGTTACAATTCCAGTGCGACCAAACACGGAATTAACCGCATCTGTGCCGTCTGACTTTTCCCAGATAGAGCCGTTGTAGATAACGTAGTCGCCAATAGCGTAGCTAACGGAACCTGAGCCGAGGTCTTGCGTACCCGCAACCGACACGCGATAAACCATACCAGCGTTGCCAACACCATCAGCAAGAGATGGGCTATTTGAACTAGCGTCCCACATGCCTTCGTAGGTCATCACTGCGTTAGGCAATTGAGATACTGGAATTTTGCCTCCGCCGTCGAGCGTTGCTACGCCGTTAGCAGCACCCTTTTGAGAAAGCGGAATAAAAGTAGCGTCAACGTATGTCTGCGTTGCGTAATCAGCTTCAATAGTATCCAGACGTCCATCGAGAGCATCTAACTGATCTTGTGCATTAGATGTGAGCGAGTTAATACGCTGAAACTCTGCATTAGATACAGAACCATCAGCAATCTTGGATGCGTCAATCGCAGCAGAAGCCGAAATGTGAGAGTTGTCAATGCTACCAGCTACAATAGACGGGGTTAGCTCATTTGCTCCGTCATTGTAAGACCACTCAATGGTGGAACTGTCTTTCAACAGAGCCGCAACTGCATCCTGAATTTGCTCAGTAGTAGCTGTGGCCGTTTCCCAGTCTGTGTCCCCTGTATTTGCCTTTTGGTAAATACCAGAAGAACCAGATACGATAGCCAAAGACCCGATTTCAGCAAAATAGCCAAGTCCGGTGTTTGGTGCCGAATCCAGCACTGCAATTTTTAAATCCCCTACGGTAATTTGATCCAACAAAATAGCCATATTTCTCCTTAGTTGTTACTGGTGGTAATTTCTAGAACCCACCTAAGATTGTTATTTGTTAGTCCGCCAACTCTAAATAAAATGTCTGTTCCACTCACCACATATTCGACTCGCATTCCTGCATCATCACGGGAAGTGTAGTCCGACTGCATATCCAAAATGGACACCACTCCACCAATAGACTTCACTCTAAACGTACGCTTAAACGCCGCCCCATCTCCGGGAGAACCTGCCAAGCCTCCAGTCCTAGTACAAGTGGTAACGGTCTGCACCATAATAGTACTATCGGACGAGGCATCCAGAACAAACGCTGTGGCAAAAGATGCTGTCGTAGTATTAAGGGTGGCCTTATATCTAGTACTGTTTAAATCCCCGATTTTCGTAGGACTTATTTGATAAACGTGCGACGAGTTGATAGACTCCGGCACGATGTTTGCTGTAATTTCGTCAGCAACGTCGTTATAGTTTAAATCAATCGTGGCGGTATCTGTAAGCGACTGACCAATTGCATCCTGAATAGCTTCAATTGAGTTTGAAGCATCGTAGTCAATTACATCGCCATTATCCAGCGTTCGCTTTAGATGGTTGTCCGACTCATCTACCCAAAGCTTAGAAGTGCCCGTGGGGGTAGTTAGCGGATTCTGTCCTTTTCTAAATCTAATTACGGACATTATTGCTCCAACACCAAGGTTCCGTCGAGCCTAAGCTCACCCTCGACAACAAACCCCTCCGCCACTATCATTTGCATGTTTTCTGGGATGGCTAGATTCTTGTTGGCAGGAACACTTTCGTATGAAAAATTATTATCAGTAATAATGTCAAAATCACCCTCAAGCGGGTTGATGACTACTTTCTGCTTAGGTTTTACTCGTAAGCTCATTACAAATCACTCACTTCAACGTCTAGAAAGTCGCCATCCGAGTCATATTGAATGGTTGCTAGCTGCTTTGGAACTCCGGCGAGATATGACTCAACTTGCAAAGGATTTCCGTCATCATTTTTTGACAAAACACTTAGCTTATTGTAAGGCTTAGTGAATAGTCGGTTTTGCACTACCACGTTTGTAGCAGAGGACGAGCTTATTGCGTTTTTTTCAAACTTGCCGGAATAAACGTCGTAGTGGTAGTCCTTAAGAAGCTGCCCATTATAAACAGGATCAAGCCCTACGTAGTCAATTAAAAGCTCGGCAGTTTTGACTTGAGTGCCTTGCGTATTTGAAAAGACAAACCCCGTACCGAAATCTACTGTGTTGGAGCAAATCCCAAATCCAACAGTCCTAAGTTCTACAGCGGCTCCAGTGCGACTTGTCGTAAAATAGCGAGAAAACAGCGCTGCAATTGTCAAGGAGAGCGCGGTAGCCACTACTATGGCTGGATCATTTTGAGAAATCTCCACTTCGATCGCTGTGGAATTTGCCACTACGGGAGCAGTGCCTCCACCATCTACGTTGAACCAAACGTGGAACGCCTTATTCGCTGGGGCGGAGTAGAGCTTGAAATATGTGTTGTTCAAACTACCCGACACATCCGCAATACAGCCAATTTTTGTTATATGGCTAGTTTCACCTCGGAAATACGTAACCTGGGTAGGGTTATTATCTCCGTTGTAAACCACTGAGAAGTGTGTAAAATAGCCACTGTTAATGGCAGTAGCGTCAGCTGTACGTATGAATTGCCCGTGGAAGTCATGGACTTCTTTTACAATTAAGCCTGGGTCATACTGCGAATTTTTATTTCCAGCCACAAAACCTCTACTTAATAAGGGCGTTGCCTAGCGCACCTAAGTACAATTTAAAAACAAGCTAAGTGCTTGGAAATACAGAAAATAGAAATGGCTACTCTTGTTTTTTACTTTCTACGGAGATTGATTTCCCATTGCCGATCATTCTTCTGCCCAACAAAGCAGCTAAACATCCAAAAAACAAGTAGTTAGCAGAGCTTAAATCAACGGCCCCTAGAATCTTTGTGACCTTGCCAATCTGCCCCAACAAGGCAGTGTTAAAACTTATAATAGCAAACGTAGCGGTCAAAGAGGGCTTACCGTCAAGACGGAAGAGGGGAACCGGAATTCCCCTCTCGTTCATAGATTGAAATAGCTTTTTAACTTTATGCAGCACGATCTTTACCTTTTCTCTTTTAAATTGCAGTAAATCCTGCTGGCTTATAAGTTGCCGCATTTTCTTTTGTAATAGACGCTCCAGTTCCTAAACAAAAGCCAAGATAAGCCCTTGTACTAGCTCCGCGAGGAGTTGTAAACGCCGTAGCCCCTCCTGAGCCTGTAGCTGGGTTGCCTCCAGTCCAGACACCATTTACCCCAAACCACACCTTATTTGCAGCAAAGTCGATCGCTACCATGACCTTCTGGTTTAGAACCCACGTTGGATGCAATGCTTCTACTCCCCCTGCGGAATTATTGGTGACGTGTAGAATAGCTGTTGAGTTGTGGTAAACCAGTACGGAGTTGTCGCCAAACGGAAAGTCCGTCTCAACAAAATCCCAAGGAGTTGAATTGTAGAACCCTATTCCGAAATAGTTGTCTCCGGACAAGTTGGTGGGAGTAAACTCCAGGTAGTATTTTCCATTTACGGCAAGGTCTACGTATGGACGCAAGTATCCGAAGTTGGCATAGTCTGATCCTGCTCCGCCAGTCAAGGTGAGGTTATTATTAGAGATTACCAGAGTTGACGACTTTAAGTTTGCGTCAAGGTCTGCATAATTCACGTACGAGGATGTTATCTCTCCTCCGGAGCTATACGGTCTAGCTAGAGGATAGATTGGGTTCTGAGAGTTAGCAGAAGTGTGAACTGTTGTGCCATTGTACTTAATTGACAAGGTTCCAGATACTCTCATTACTTCCACAACTTGAGCCCCGGTAATGATAGGAGTTGTTCCAACTACAGACTCATTAACAAAAATAGTGAAGTTAGACGGGTCATTCCCCACTCTCACAACTCCAGTGAATCCACCAATACTTCCGCTAGTGCCATTTGTGGAAACTCCGACTGCCCAGAAATTTGGAACTTTTGCAGAGGTGGAAAGCCAGCGGTAATGGAAATCTCCCGACTGAACAGCATTAGCCGTGGATTTGGCAATATTTGTACCTGCCTCGTTTATAACATTACCTACCACTTTTCCAATAGAATTATCCACAATAGGATCATTGGTGAGGTCATATACTATGGACTTAGTGCTGCCAAATAGCAGTTCTTTGGCGGTATCTTTGGTCCAATCTGATCTTGTGAAGTTAAGTGTTTTATAGGTAACAATATTACTGTACTGATCCACATATTGCAATTCAATCTGAAGAGGAACCCAGTCCATCTCATCTCCTCCTCCAGTGAATCCGCCAATACCTATTCTAAAGCCTTGTATAGTAGTTGTCGTTCCAAAATCCAAATATATGTAGGCTGGATTATTTGTAGCTGCTCCGTAATTATTTGGGTCCGTAATAAAGGAACCATTAGACAGAGAGCCTGTGGGGAGAAAGTAGTTGCTGCTTATTGTAGCCCCTGCTTCTGACAGAGTTTTCCAGGTGTTATTCTGCATTACTTGGATTTCTGTTAAAATCATAGAGCTTCCTCTAGAAGTATCTCTTTGAGGAATGTTAATTCCGAAGTACCTGGAAGATAATTGATATTCTGGAGATTGAAAACTATTAATTAAAACAGAGCTAACCTTTGCAGTTCCTCCACTGATCGCAACATGGGGGTAAACTACTCCGGAATAAGATTCGATAACTCCCGTTTTTGCACTAGTGCCAACAGCGGCGGTGCCGGGTATGTCATGTTGGAAAGTAATTGCACTGCCTACTCTAGTTATAGTCAAAGTCATTGTACTAAAAGTTGGAAAGTTGTAAATAAAATTATCTTGCCAATCTTCAGCTGGAGCGTATGAATTACTTAGTATTTGGTTTCCCCCCAGATAGATAGATTTTTTAGGATATGAGGTTAGGGAATTAGGTATAGCTTTACTATACCCAAACATTAATTGTGTATTATTGTCTACTCGGGAGATGGTGTAGGTGATAGTAAAATCTCCATAGATGGCGGGCAAGTATGCCGATGGGAACTGATTTAGCACCGGGGTTTCTAAAGAATTCCACTGGACTCCACTGGCTCCAAATGGAATAAGTGCAGGGGTTCCAAAATAGGTCCACGAGGTTTGCTGAGAAGGCTGAAAGCTAATATCAAAATCCGCCGTGACCAGTTGCGCTCTTGGAATTACAAACTCTCCACCATCATTATCCACGATGACTAGCTTAGAAATTTGAAATGAATCCCTGGCAGTGGAACTAGCCAAAAACACTGCAGTTGGAGAAGCTCCGTCGGCGTCAAACACGACAGACTTAGGCTGTCCTCCAACGGTGCTCTTGTAGATGAGCTGAACCTTTTCCCAGTTAGCCATTACTGAAAAATATGGATCAGCAGAAACCAAAGAATGGGCAGCAAGGTCTGCTTTATTAAGCGTAAATGTTGCGGGAACGCCTTTAGAAACAGAACCTTTTGTAATAATAGCCATACTTACTCCTGAATTGAAGCTCGGGCAGCAGCCCTAGCGTCTAAGATTTCCTGGGGGACTGGAACTCCCGTTTCCCCAAATCTAATATAATACCAATCTGTGGATGCTAGGTAGGCGCGAGCCTCGGCATTAATCTGTGCTTGACTTGGCACCGCGTCTTCAATTAAAACTTCGTAGGTTCCGGCAGCACCAAAAGAGCCCATAGCTTCGTGCCGAGAAAGCCAAGCTTCAGCTTCTTCCTGAGTGGGAAATTGAGCAGAGTTAGTGACTTGTCCATTTTTAATGATGGATATTTTAATCATATTAGTTTCCTGTTCCTACGCTAGTTTTGTGGATTGAGAAGTGATTAGCTCCCACAGATGTAAACAAGCTAATAGCAGCGCCACTATCTTGAAATGCCCTAATATCAACCGTATCAGATTTATTGAGATAAACCCCGGTACTTCCGACAGAGCTGTGTTGTTGAGTGTTTGCTCCTACGTCTACTTGCATCTCGCCATAGGCATACGGCGAGGAGTTTTTATACATAAGTGTTATAAATTGCTCACCAGCTCCAAACCCTCCTCCGCCGGCCAAATTCACCCTCCAACTAACTTGATAATAGCCAGACTCAGGAGCTGTAAATATGCCAGTTGACGTATTTAGTGCGCCATGTGTGTCGTATGTTTTGGCGGAATCGTACACTATAGTTTGTCCAGAGCCGCCGTTAGCAATACTGGTCCCTGCAGTGTTCACTCCCCGAGCGGCTACAGTTCCTAAACCTAAACCAGTAAGAGCTGGATTTTTAGAAGCACTAATAGTTAAGTATGCTTGAGTCCTTGCGTTTCCGGTGTTATCAACCCAATAACGACTAGTGTAAGTGCTTCCCCATGCAGTAGAGGCATCTAAAAGAAGTACCCCAGTAACTTCATTATAGGCAATAAATGCTCCAATTTGAACTGTAGTTCCAGACAAGGCTGATTGGTCAGGTTTAATAGCTGCACCAGACTTAGCAGTGGCAACATATCCATTTACAGTTACCCCCTTCATCCCCTTGCCAATCTGAATGGCAATATAAGCAGGTTGAGTTGCAATACTTGCAGCATTATATGCTCTACTGTAAAGCAAAATGCCATTACTATTCATGTCGGCATCTGTTTGAGTTGGACGATTTGTTCCGGTAGTTTGTGTATGTACGTTTGTTGTGTTAATTGCTGTTGTAAACGTAATGTACGTCCCAACTGGAGCATCCGATAAGGTAGTTAGAGTGTAAGTGGCAGCATTTGCATAAGTGAGAGCATTGCTGTCTGTGGAGAAGGTTTCAGGAGCGGTGAGGATTTGGTCTGAAAGAGCTGTTGCTACTACGTTACCCCTTGCACTTGAAATAGAGTTGGCATCGTTTGAAAAGTAGAAGGTATCTCCAGCATTTAATCTTGCTGTAAGAGCAGTAGTCGCCGTTCTTCCTGCCGTAGCATCTGTATGCTGACTGGCTCTATTGGAGCCATTAACGTAGATTCGCAGAACCGCTTGAGCAGCTGCTGCTGCAGTCCCATCTAACGTCAAGGTTACATTACACAGCTTTAGTGCGGTGTATATGCCAGAAGTAGCGTTGTAACTATATACTCCAGAGCCGACTGACGTACTTAACGCCCCCGTTAACGTAGCAACACCGAATGCACCAAAAGCAATGTAGCTACTCTGACTCTCAGGCTGAGGCACGTTAACAAATGGAGTCACATCGACACCAGTTACGTTGGGTTTTCCTACTTTTGTGATTGTGAATTGAGAGTATGCGGGAGCGGCTCCACTGGGAGATGCTCCTGTTTGTGCCCTAATTATGTCTCCAGCAGTAAGGTATCCCATCCACGACACGGTATCTGCAGTATTTGTTGCCGTAGTTCTTCCAATTGCAAGACGCTCCGTATCAGACAATGCGTTAATATTAGCAGATAGACTAGATGAATTTTTGCTGATTCCTAAATTATCAGAAACGTTAAATTGGTCAGAGTAACTTATTTGATATACTCCTGAAGTTTTTATTGTAAAACTTGCACCCTCAGTGGGGGAGTCTAGGTAGGTAATATCAGAGCCATAGTTATCTTTTAAATTAGAGAACCTACGTACCGAGGTTCCTAATGATCCATATCCATTAGCGGTGGCTACTCTCACCGAACTATCGCTTTCGCTAAACTGAGGAAGGGTGTTGGTTACGGAGACAGAAATGTCCTGTTCTTGATGTAATAAGTTAAAGCTAGAAAAACCATTAGGAGCCGTTGGAGTAATTACTTTAATTCGAATTATATCTCCAATATTCACCTTACCCGTCCAAGCGGTAGACTGCACATTATTGTTCGAAAGCGCGGTATAAGATGAGGCTAAGTACTCGGGTCCACTAGCGGCGGTGTCCGTTAATCCAGCCGCATCTAGGTTTTTTGTTATAGAAAAATATCCTACAACTCCAGTGAAAGTCATACTTGCCGATACGCTCAGAATACCAGCTTTTCGGATTGTAACTACTGTTCCATTGTTGCTATTATTGTTAATAGAAAAAGCATCTCCTACAACTTTCTCTATTGTATCTAAATACACAATTCTAGAATCGACAGCTCCAAAGGCTGTGGAAGAATCTGTAAAACGTAGCTCAGAAGTTGGAATTGTAATCTTCTGGTCTGAAGAAACGGACACTTGTTTAAGAGAGCCTTGTTTCGTGAAAGTTAAGGCTACGGACTGACCGTTGTTACTTGCGGGAGACACCGAACCGCAGTAAATAATGTCACCTTGGACTAGTCTACCAGTCCAATTAGCATTCATATACTTAGAATTAGTATTAGCAGTGTTATATAGTGCGCCATCGTATGCTAACATATTTGCAAGATTGAATGCTGAAATATTTGGATCATTTTTGGAAATGACAGCATACGCAGCTACTGTATTTGCGCTAGAGGTTTCAGAATAGCTGATAGTGTATATGCCATCTTCGTTGATAGTAAAGTACGATCCAAGAGTTGCGCTGTCTGTCCAAGTTACCGCACTTCCGTAAGATTCTGCAAGAGTGGTAAATCTTCTAACGCTAGTATTAGTAGAGCCAAATCCATTCCCCGCGGTGAAGCGAAGCATTGTGTCGGGCTCTTGCACCATTCCGCTTTGGGTTAGAGGAATAACCTCGGTAGTGGTTGCCGAGAGTCCCGCACACGGGATGGAGGCGAACATTTGAAAACTCGCTCCAGTTGATATGTCCGTTCCGTTGACTTTTGTGGATGGGTTTGTAGACCCTGAACCGTAGGTTGACGAACTTCCAAGCGTAACATAAGATACGCTTGGCTCAATGAGTACTGGTCCGCCGTGACTATTGGTTGAGGTTAGTCCGTTAATGTAAGAGCCTACCATCACAATGCTTGGAATTATAGATGTGTTTGAAGATGTGAAGCTTGCGGGAAGACTCACTCTTGCTTCAACTGCGGTGGTTGTGCCAGCCGTTGCCTTACCTCTAATTTCTATGTTCTCCCCAACTTGCCTCCACTCAAATTCTACGTTTGTTGGAGTACCAAATCCTTGGAATGTCGGAGTATAGCCTTGCCAAGCTGTAACCACTGGAACTTCGACAGAGGTTTCAAGAAGGGCGGTATTCGATAGCTCAATGACAATATCATCAATTACAGAACGAGGACTATTAGCCTCTGGAAGTGCTGTGATCGTGTAGCTCAAGGAACTGCAAGATGTCGGAATAGTAAAGCTGTAAGCATATCTAGCTGGTAGGGCAGAAGCGCGTAATGAGGCTCCCGTAGCCGTGGCTGTAGCGTTAATAGAGATAGTGACTTGGTTAGTTCCGAGTGCGGTAATTACGGTTCCTACCGCAATTCCCGGACCTGACACAGCATCACCAATTTGAAGCAAAGCCATGTCTGCGTTTGAAATGCCGCTAAGCGTGGGTGAGCCGCTTGAAGTATTTGCCGTAAACGGACTACTGCCGGTTTGAATTTGCTCAGATGCAATTAAATTTGTAGAATTAGATTCGTCGCGAACTCGCAGCGTCAGATTTCCTTGAGTGGCAGTGGATCGCACGAACAGCGATAGGTTCATGGACTTGCCACGGAACTTTCGATCTACGCTAATGGTTTGTTTAAACGACTGATCGTTAGTGGGACTGACTCCAGTTTGGTGAGTAAGTAAGGCAGACTGAGTCCCCTTGAGCGGAGCCAAAGTTGCGAATGAAAGTCCAGTTTGCGTAAAGTCGGTTAGAGCTGCGTTGTCAAACGTTTGCGTCAAAAGCGCGTTGACATTTGCATCTCCTCCGGAGCCAACCTCGATCCACTTAGCCCCAACGGAGTCGTATCTTTTGATTTTGTTTGAGTCATTAATATCGCAAGCAATATCCCCAGATTCTGGGTTTGACAATGTAGTAAGGTCTACAGGTGTTAAATTGAGTCCATTCTTTACTTTAAAAGAGTTCTGAGCCATAATGTTCCTTCACTTTCCGGTTGTTAGGCTTTGATGATATAATTAATAAGGGTGTTACTTGGTCTTGTTTCATTTCCACCAGAACTACTAGAAGGGGAAACGTCTGCGGCAGTTGTACCACTTCCGAGCTGATAGGCATAGTTACCCCCACCTTGAAGACCGTTGTTGGCTATTGCAAACGACGTGTTTATGGCGGTATTGTTAATTTGCCCCTGGCTTGCCACAGTAAAGTGTAGGTGACTTCTATTATCACTTTCCTGACTAGCGCCAATAGAATTACCCGAACTACCACCCACGGTGGCGGAAAGTCTTGATCCGGAATCTGGGTCTTCCCACTGAGAAATAACCGCAGAGTTTGCTCCAGAAATTGCAATCTTTGTCCCAGCTAATGCGTTAGCTAAGCTCGTAGCAAAGGCTAACGTATTTGCATCTACGACGATAACGTAGTAATCAGTTGCCGTTGCTAAGCCAGTTAACGTACCTGAAGTTAATCGAACTTTAAAGCCTGTGCGTTTGATGCCATGTGCAGCAAAGGTTGCATTGTTAGACGCAGCCGAACCAGAGCCGGAAGCAGTGCTAATTTGCACTCTGCCGCGAAGAAATTTTCCCTGTAAATCTGGAAGGTTGAAGGTTGTAGACCCATCTCCGGAGCCGTTTGATGTAGATAAAACTGCAAATAGCCCTGCATAAGTTGTACGACTAACCGCAGACCCGTCGCATAAGAGCCACCCAGTTGGAACAGTTCCTCCGCCAAAGGGGGCAATAGTTCCAGCCGGAATTACGGACCCTACCAAAATGGATTGAGCTGCCACTGACGACCGCCCATTTTTTAATGCCATATTATACCCTCAATGTTCTTTTTATTGAATACTTCATAACTCCAACATAGTTAGCTCCTGCAATATTAGAGCTAGTGTATCGGAGTTGTCCGGAAGATAGAATGCTAAACGACACTCCTGAGTTTTGACCGGAATAGTCGTCCGACATGAACCAAGTTGCGGACTGAGTATTGTATACCCCACGAAGATTCCCTATCTGAGCCACAGCCGAGCTGGCTGTATCAGTTTGTCGGTAGACAGTATACTCAATGCTAAACCCTCTAATTTGAACTCCGTCAAAAAGCAAGTTTGTAATATTTGCAGCAGAGGATTGGTTATTTGCTATTGTAAAGCTAAAATCGTCTTGAATGTAAATGGCAGAAGCTGACGCCACTGGATTAAGAACTAGGGAGGTAGAATTGTAGGCAACTCCTATTGCAACAATCCACTGACCTCCAGTAGATGGAGGAGTGGACGTAATAGCTCCAGGAGTTGACGGGGAAGCGTAGTACATCTGTCCTGCGGTTAAGCCTGATAATCCTGTGATTAACCCGGATGTCTGTATTTCTACCGCATTTCCAGTGGAGGCTGCTTTGGATACAAATCCAATAACTTCCACGCGGTCGTCATTTGACGCATCAGTTTTATAAGCCCTTCCAGAGGTTCTTCCAGAATCGTTCCCCGTACCAGTAGAGATGTATACGAGATTTCCAACAGAAAGGTTTTCTCCAGCAATTGGCTTTATAATTGCTTGACCACCAATGGATACAAGTTGGTTATCAACAACCTGATACATCTGCTTTTCATCTGTGGCAAAAACAATCTGCCCATTTGTTGCAGTAGTTGCGTATGTATCTAAGTTAGCTCGAATGTCTTGCTTCACATCCAATCGAGTTGGAGTTACAATTGAGCCGTTTGTTAACGTTCCACCGGAGGAATTAACCTTAGCGTTAAGCTGTGTTTGAATGGCGGAGGTAACTCCGTCTAGATACTGAAATTCTGTATTTGAAACAGAGCCATTTGCGATTTTAGACGCATCAATTGCTGCACCACTCTTAATGTCAGCGTTTTCAATGTTAGTGATGATGTTTAGATCAGCGTCAATTATTTTGTTGGTAAGAGTTTGGGCGTCGGAAATACCGACAACTGCACTTCCAACTCCATCAAGTCTCTGAAACTCAGCATTACTAACTGTACCATTGGCAATTTTAGAAGCATCAATGGCGGCACCGGCTTTTATGTCGGCATTGTCAATGTTTGTAATTGTGTTTAAATCAGCGTTAATGGTTTTATTAGTAAGGACTTGAGCGTCGCTAGTGCCTACAATATCCCCGGTCGTCCCGTGGGTAGTTGTGTCGCTTATATGCGTAGATAGGTCAGAGCTGGTTGCGCGAGTGTTAATATCGAGCTGAAGCTCAACGAAAGCAGCTTGCGCTTCTGTTGAAGTTAGGTTGCCGGAAGGAACCACAGAAATAGCAGAAGCATCGTGCGCATCAGTTGTGTCGTTCAGGTGGGCTTGGATGTCGGAGTCAAGTTCCTCGCCCATAGCCTGTACGTTGGTTGCGGAAATCGTGCCCGCCGGGTCGAAGCTAATTTCAGAAGCTTCGTTTTGAGCAGCGGCTTTGTCGTCTATGTAGGTTTTGATAGCCAGGGCTGAAGGAACCTGGGTGTTGGAAGCTCCAGCCATCGAGGTGGAGGTGTTTAGAACTCCGGCCTTGAGATTGTCTACTTCAAGATTAGAGATTGGGTTATTGTCGGCGTCGATAGACTTGTTTGTTAGCGTCTGTGTTTGGGAATCTGTAAGAACTTCACGAGCCGCTCCACCCAAGGTGGCCTTTAATTTCCCGTCCGAAGCACCTACCTTAAGCTCGCCTTCAAGCGATTCTAAAGCAAGGTTATCAGGAGCTAATACAACGCCTTTTACAAACCGTGTTTTTTTAATTGACATTTATGGTTCCTATTAGCTATTTATTACCTTGGCTTCAAACGTAATAGTACCAGCATGTGTAGAGCCTGGTAGATTGGTGCTTGTGTATTGAATTTGACCAGCCGGAGTAATGGACAGAAGAACTCCGACATAAGATGGAGGGATAATCCCAGAATCGCCAGTTGTTCGAATTGTAATGGACCAGTTAGTGCCATCAAATGAGCCTTCGATGTAACCAACCTCGGCATAGGTGGCGGACGGTCCTGTGGTAACTCGCTTGACAAAATAACGACAATCAATCGCAATTACCTGCGCAGTGGAAAAACTAAATCCCGGAATATTGGTGGGAGTGGTCACATTATTGGCTAAGGAGGCGGTAGTAGTTAGAATGTCGTTGGGCTTTTGCACTGTGGAAAGTGCATCGGTAACAGCGCCAGCCCAGTCAGTGATTTCTGATGCATAACCAGGGTTTTCGCCGCTCAGCGGAAACTCAAACTCTTCACTACCTACTACAAGGGTTTTAGGCATTTACGCTCACTTTGTTCTGGGACATATCTGTTATATAAGGGTGTTGCCGGGGATATTTAATGTACCAAAGTAAAGATTTATAAGTAGCTGAAATAAAAAGGGCCACCAGAACGGCGGCCCTTTGGGAACTTAGGCGGGATTAGGCAGTCTTGATGTACTTGAGTACAGTCATCTTGCCTGGAGCGGAAGTGAAGAGAGCCTGGTCGCTGTAAGAACGGAGTTCGTAGCCGTTAGCAGATTCCATCTCTTTGAAGAACTTGCCAGGGAAGCCTGGACGCTCGAAAGTAATGTCGCTAGAGCCAATACGCTCGAGTTCAGCAGGTGGGAAGATGTAAGCAAAGCCTTCTTTAACGAAGAGAGAAGCGTGAACTTCGATCTTGCCGTTCTGGCCGTAGAACACGAGGTTCTTAGCGCCGTTTTCCATCTTCTCAGAAGAGTAAGAGCTGTCGTATTGACGCTTAGCAGCCTGCTCAGTCATGAGCTTGTTCCAGTGCTTAGGGTTAACGAGACAAACAACGTCTTCTTCTGTGAGGCCTTTTTCCATAGCGAGAGCGATACCTTCTTCAACTTTTTCGAAAGAGATAAAAGCTGCGCCAGAGTGAGCGTTAGAACCAACGAGAACTTCGTTACCTTTGAAGAGATCAAACTCAGAAGCGTCGATGTTGAAGATCGTGCTAGAGTTAGTGATGATCTTGTGGAGGCCAGCGAATTCTTTGTTGTAAGAACCCTTGAAGTAGATAACGTCAGCAGCTGCGTTTTCTGGGTCAACGTTACCAGAAACACCAGCAGGCATAACGTCAACTTCAACGCTCTTAGAAGCGAGAGTTGGCTTAACTACGTTACAAACACCACGAAGAGTGCCGGTAGAGGAGCGGATTTCGAGGGCAGCGTTCTTAGAACCTGACCAAATACCAGCAGCCCATTCTGCGTCACAGATGGTGATGACGTTACCAGAAACGGATTCAACGCGAGCGATACCAGACTGGCCGTACATCAACTGGATTTCCATGCGGATTTGAGTTGACTTGAGCATGTTCTGGACAAGGCGCTTAGTTTCTTGCTCGAAAGCAGCTTTAGAGCTGATAGAACGAGAAGCTGCACCAACAGAGATAGCAGATACGAGAACAAGCTCGTAGCCTTTAACTTGTGCATCGCGGTTTGGAGAAGCGATTGCAGAGTTAAGGAGGAAAGCTTCGCCAGCAGAACCGCCGTAAGTGAAGCCGTGCTCGAGACCAAGAGTAACTGGCTGGTGGTAAAGATTACCAAGAAGCTTTTCAGCAGCGTTGAACTCGGCGAGCTTGAGCATCTTCATTCCCTCAGGAACGAGGTCTTTAATTTTAGAGGCATACACTTCTTTAAAGTGACCGTCAAGTGTGGATACGGTATTAGCTTGTTGAGCCATGTGATTGATCCTTTTTTAGTTTAAATTACTTAAGTTTAATAACGAGGTCGATGATGTCAGTTGCCGCAAGAGCTGCATCTGTGATTGTAAGGTTTGAACCAGAAATCGCAGGCGTACAAGCACTGTCGTCTGTGAGGTTGTGTGCTCTGAGGACGTCAGACGCAGCAATTGCATCAGCTGAGAGATCAGCAAGAGCAATTGTGAGTACGTTAGAGGCTACTGAGCCGAGGTCTTGTGCAGGAGCTGTGAGACGAACGGTTTTTGCCATTGAGTCTTGGAGCTTCTGGCTTTTTACTTGATATTCCATTTTTTTCTCCGTAATGTGTTGTTTTTTATTTTTAGCTGTGTTACACTTTTTTCAAATAGCTAATCTAAAGTCCTAGGATATTTAGAGGCTACAAGATACTTCATATAACTTCACTAACTTATAAGGGTGTTGCACTTAGTAAAAAAATGCAACATCCCTATTAATTCAAATACTTATCTTACTTCTTCTTGCCAAGACTGCGAAAAAACTCACGCTGTTTAATCTTTTCAGCCTTTTGCTGCTCTTGCTTTTGAATCGAAGCCGTAGTAGGCTTAATAGAATTCAAAGACTTAGCATTAGACGCATTCATGGCATTAAGACGCTTTGCTCGCATGCGCTCTAAGTTACGCTGACCAATAAGCTGCTCAAGCACGTCTTCCGGAGAATCGTCCATAAGACGACTCATCTCGTCGCGCCATTCTTTCTCTACGAGCGGCATAACGTCTTCGGCAGTAACATTCTCATACCCATTGTTAATTGCCCAAAGCATGGAATCCGCAATGCGCTTAACAATGTGGCGAGACTTGGGCAAAGTTTTATGTGCGTCAAGAGCCTGCTCGATTTCCGACTCGATCTGAACCGCTGCTTGCTCTTTCATTTTCTCAAACTGTTCAGCCTCGCGCTCCTCCTTCAAGCGCTTGGCTTCTTCTCGAGCGTCCTGCAGTTCTTTTTGAATGCGCTCTTTTTCTAGCTGCTCTGGAGATTTTTTCATCTCTTCAATGCGCTGTTGAATGCGAAGCTCTGCCAGTTCGTCCGGGTCCATGCCGAGTTCCTGGAGAACTTCCCATGGGTTTTGCTTAAGACGCCCTACTTCTTTTTCGTATAGTTTTTTAAGATTTGCAGCTTCCTGCATAGATTGACGTGCAGCAGCGGCAAGCTGAAGTTCGTTCTTCAAAGTGGCTTCATCGGAGAGGTCGATCTTCTTGTTTACAACCTTACCATTGACCTTAAGCTGGAACTCTTTAATGAGATTCTTGACTTCTTTTTCTGACGCGCCGTTTGCAATGGCGGTTTCTACGGCATCTTGAAGCTGCGCCTCTGGGGCCTCAGCCGACTGCCCTTCTTGAGGTGCGCCTTCTGCAGCTTGCGAAGCTTCCTGGGCTGGAGCTTCTTGTGATTGTTCGGACTGTTCTACTGGAGCTGAACTTTCTTCAGACATATATTCCTTTTTGGCTGTTTGTATGAGCCAGAAATAGCTGTCCCGTTATTGGGATAAGCTTGTTGTAAATTTTTTAGTAGCCTTGTTTTTTCTTGGCTTTTTCGATTTCTTCTGCGGCGGTAGTTCCGGCTGTTTTCTCGCCGATAATTCTTTTCTTAAACCACTCGCCCCAACGGGACGAGGTTTGTGCAGGCTGTTCCATTTCCTGCTCATCATCTTCTGATTTTCGTCCCATTTGCTGCCATAGAGGTCTTGTATCTTTTCCCATTATTTCTTCCCCGATACTTTTTCTTTAAGTTTCGCAAACCGCTTCTTGGGAGTTGCCTTAATAAATTCTTTGGCTACTTCTTTAGGAACTCCAGTATCAGCTCCACCAAGCGTCGCATACATTAGCCGTAATTGCTTTTTACTGCGTATTGGCATAATTATTCTCTATTTTTTATTTTTTTTAAATAATTCTTCAAAATCTTCAACTGGTTCTACTAAATTTTGTGGGTAGTATTCTTCGGGATCTTTCTGATCCTCCCCCTCTAACATTCTTTCAAATTTTCTTTGTTCATAATCTCGTTGAATCTTTCTATTTTTAGGATCAAATAAATAATGTTCTTTTTTAGACGGAGATGCATTAACTCTTGATACTAATTTCTTAAGTTTTTCAAATTTAGACATGTTATTTCCCCTTTCCTTTTCCTCTACGACATTTCTTTTTCATATATTCCTTGCCATAAGTTGCTCAGGAGTTTGTGGTTGCTCCGGGAGAATTCCGTTATTAACTCCCGCAGGCTGAGCTGGCGAAGGCAGCGGTCCCATATTTTCTTGAACGCTCGCTGATTGAGCTTGTGGATTATTTAGCAAGCCTTGAATTTCTTCTTGTCCTTGCTGCATTGGCTGTTCTGGAGCTGCATTAGCCGGAGCTACGGGGCTACCACCTGGCGCACTAAGGGGCTGCTCGCCCAACATACTAAGAATATTTGCAACAGCAGGATTAGATAAAATGTCAATATGCTCTTGAATGTGGGCCAGGGTTCGCTGAACAAGTTCCGCGTCCATACGTAGATCAGGATCAGCGAGAACAGCCTTATGCTCTCTAATATGAAGTGAATGAGCATCAGTGAGTACAGCCACCACGGGAGTTGAACCGTCCACAAGTCGTTCGCGTTCAGCTCTAACAAGCAAAAGCTCCTTGTTTTGACCTTCGGTCATTGTTTCGAGCTTGCCGGTGTTGATTACAGCAATATACTGCTCTGGGGTTGTAATGATACCCATCTGCATCATCTGGCTTGCCATCTCTACGCGACCAGCGGTGGTTTGGGCAAGAGCGTTACCGGCATCTACGATGACTCTGGTAATGGAGGTTAAGTCGCTGGACGAGAATTCCTTCATATAAGTCACATTAGACTTACCCGCAATAGCCGCAACGCGAGGCGTTTTGGCGAATGTTTTAAGAAGCTCTACAACGTTAGTTCCAACGTCTTCAATCAACTGAATGTACGATTGCTGCAATCCGGAGATAAATTGCAGAGCTTGAGATTGAATTAATGCTAGAGCATTACCGGATTTAAGCTGAGACTCCGGGTTTCCTCGGGCTACCGAGTTAACTCCTGAGATAGTCTCCATCGCAGCTTCTAGCATTTTCAAAAAGTTAAAGATTTCAGCGGGTGTATTGGTCAAGTTTAGAGGCTGGGGTGGCTTAAATCCAGGATTACCTTGGATAAAATTAAGGCCATCGGAAATTTGCTCCATCTGCACGTCAGAGCCGCGTTCCACGTAGACGTTTTGAACACCAAAGGCATTCTGGTTGGTCATAATGGTGGAGTATAGCGAGTTTACAGCATCTTGGATTGGAAGTAGGTCGAACATTGCGGTGTAGCTGAACGGAGTTCCAATAATGTCACGCGAGGCAATTCTGAAAATGGGAAGATTCTTGTACACAAGCACGGTGTCTTCTAGGACAACATCCTCGCTAAGATAGAGGACGTAGCGACCTTTTGGAAGTGCCTCTGTTGGGCGGTGGAAGAACTCGTACACTGGAACATCCGTGGTCTCGTCGTAAGCGGTCATGCTAACGCGGGACGTATTAATCTCGGACTTAGTCTTCAAGGCCTTAATCTTGTCCTCGAACTCCGGGTACTTGGCAATCATGTCGTACTTGTTCTTAAAAGAACGGCACAGCTGCCAATCGTGCTTATTGTCGCTCTTGGTAGGATCAAATACTACATCAAAAGGCGACAGCACATTGAAAACAATGTCTCCGGAGTAGAGAGGTACACCTTCACGCAGAACCACTGGCTCGCCATCCTCGTCCATTTCATAAACTGGATTACCTTCGACATCAAACTGCTCAATTCCTTGCTCGTCCGTTAGAGGTTTGTATTCCGGTTCAATAAAATCATAAACTTCGCCAGTTGTGGCATTCCACTCCATTTTAATGTAGCCAGAGCCCATTACAATCGCAAATTCTACAGCCTTTTTTAGGTCTTGCTCCAAACGCTTATCTCGCATATAATACTCGAGGAGACCGTTTGCGAGGTTTGTTTGAATCTGAGACTTGACGTCAGTGTTGGTAGAGCGAGCTTGGAATGCTGGACGAGTGGCAGTGACCATTGTCAGAATGTGGCTAGCAATGTTGCCGTAGTGGTTCATCGGAAGATTGACCAACTCGCCAGTTTCTCCGCCAAACGTAATTGCATGGCCACCTTCGTAGTAAAGCCCGTAGTATGCCTGCCAGCTGCGCTTAATTTTGTCCAAATACGCACTTGACGTCATTGAATTGAACCAAGCGTCCGATTTCTTTTGGAGATAGAGGACAAGCTCTTCTCCCGAATTGGCGGCGAAGTAAATGTCACCATTGGACTGCGTACTCATTTAAAATCCTTTAAATTTCTATAAACTAAGGGTGTTGCGCGTTGCTAACATACACAAATCAACTACTTACCTTTTTTAGCCTTCCAGACCAGTGAAGATAGCCAAGATTTCGTAGAGTTATCAGCCTCCTCTCTCTTATGCTGGGACTCAAACACATTGGAGCCGGACATGCTGCCATACCCCACTGGGTAGGGGTTTTTGCTTTTAATGATGTTCCGGTGGAGGTAGATTAGCGCAGCGAGGGCATCTGCGTGGCCGCCCTTAATTTCACCGGACGGGGAGTTCTTAAGGGGCTTAAACTTGGTGCGAGTATTGTTCCACTGGGCAAACTTCATGTGGTATAGAGTGTGCTTACACCTTGGGTGGATTATCACTTTATGTTGAGACAGGGCTACATCCAGGGAGTTAATGGCGGCTTCCCGGTTATCCTTTCTAGTAGGTATGAAAATTATACCGTGGTCTCTTTGAAGATCGGTCAACATGATTAGGTTGTTGTTATCTGCGATTCGCAAATACGGAGGCATGGGCGACTGATCTATGGGATTTACCCAAAGCTCAGCCTCTTTCTTCCTAACCTCCTCAGCAACGGTCTTTGTGTTGACGTCTTTACCGAAGATAAGCTCATCCTCTATAACTGTTGTGGCATTTAGATAATCGTAATACCCAAATACAATGGCTGTAAGGTCCGAGCCCCCAATATCCATTGATACATAGGAGTCGAAGAATACTGGGCGAACATAATCAGCAGTCACAATCACGCGCTCACACTCAGAGTTAAACGAAGGAAGAATGGACGTGTCGGCACTTCGCACAACTTCGCACATATATTCGCGACGGAAGCCAGGGTCTTTATCACCTTCAGGATAATCATCTAGCGCGTCTTTGATGATAGCCTCTGTGAACTGCGGGTTATCGTAAATGGAGAACACTCGAATGCGATTCTCTGCCTGGTACTTCAGAACAAATTCTTGAATGAACTCATGGTTCTCAAATCGTGATGGGGTTGATACCAGAATAGTTCTGCCGCGAGTCAGCTTGGTGGTAGGTGCCAGTACGGAGCGCACAGCATACGCTAAATCATCGCAGAACCCCGCTTCGTCCACGATGTTTAAGCTAGAGTTACCACCTCGGATATTTTCGATATTGCCATTATCCGATCCCGCCATTTGTAATTCGCTCCCATTTGGGAACTTGTAGAGCAAATCTGCTGCCATGAAGGTTGGCTTAAGGTGCTTTGGGCAGTCCTCCAGGATGGTTTTCATTACCGGAAGAATGTTCTTTTTGGCGGCTTTCTGCTTAGGAAACACGTACTTTACTATGGTGTCCGGGTTCTGCAGGCATTTTTCAATGCACATGGTCAACGCCAAGTATGTCTTGCCTAGACGACGAGCGCACATGACGACGCTAATCTTGCTTTTGTCGTCGATAATGCCTTGCTTGATGATGGTTTGCGGAGTGGTAAGCTTCCAGTCTAGAATGCCCTGCTCCCAAAGTTGGGCAATAGCTTGCTCTCTGGTAACTTCTTTTACTTTGCTCATTTTTTCTGTACAATGCTAAGAAGCTCGGCAACTGACTTAGTTCCCTTTTTCTTTGGCTTCTCTTCCGGAGCGGATTTTCCTCGAATTGCTAGCAAGTTCTTTACTAGCAAGTCTAAGATTTTCACATCCTCTAGCGTTAAAACTCCGTTATCGCTAGCCACCTTTAGCTTGTGAATTTCGCTAATGCAGATAGTCTCTTCGTCGCTAACGCTTGGAAGTTCGTCCGCTAGGTCATTTTCTTCCAACACGGAACGAGCTTTAGCAAGTTCTATTTCAAGCTCAGCCACGCGCTTTTTTAGGCGCTCTAGCTCGAGAGAGTCTAGTTCTGGAAAGTTGCTCATTAGAAGCTCACCTTGGGACGATCTTTAGGACGCTCTACCACTCCAGGAACTCTGGCCATGGACAAGCTAAACTTAGCGACATCATCGCGAAGTGCCGACAGCTCTTTCTCCGCTTTGTCTTGGATTTTAAGAACTCGCTCGTCTGTTTCCTTACGAAGCTTTTCCAGCTCGGCAAGAATGTCGGGTTGCTCTGTTCTAAATAAGTATTGTTGATATGCAAAAACCAGACACGAAGCGACAAAACCAATGACCGGCTTTAGGCCTGAAGGTAAGACAGCTAAGTAAACAAGGAAGAATAGAACGAGGACTGCGGGAAGTGCATCTAGGTATTTTTTCATATTACTCCTTTATAACCACAATTCGGATTTCGTACGCTGAGCCGCCGTCAACCTCTCTAATAAAACTAGAATATCCCGGCATTCTAAGTGACAGCTTCATGTTGTGTAAAGAACCAATCTGATTGGTTAAGTCGATGACGCCCTGGTTGATGAGAGGCGACAGTATTAACTTTAGTTTTTCTGGGGTTTTGACGCTAGATAGAGCTAGGTGAGATACGGCAAATCGGTGAACAGCAACAACTCCTTTATACTCACCAGGAACCTTGGAGGGGCCTCCGATATGCTGGCGCATAGGAACAGCGATAATTGGATTAAGTAGATATGAAGAATCTGGAGTTTTGTTGAAGACTAGGGTAGTGGAGGTTCTATCACCCCAGTCATCAAACTTAATAGCGTAGGGGGGTATGTCGTCTAGACCGGCCTTTTCAGCCAACTGATTTAACAATTCCAATGACATATATTCCTTGTAAGATCAGCGTGAGGAGTCGAAATGATGTCCTGTAGCTGTCTTCGATATATAAGGGTGTGACGCTTGTGCTATCCTTGGCTTTTCAACGCCTGGAGGGCTTTAATGCGATTTTCAACGTCTGAACCCTCGGTGGCAGAAGTATCTACTGGTTGACCGGAGAAGCTTTCCACAACTGGGGACTTGCCTTGCTCCATTCGCTTCTGGCCAATGCGCTGCAGTAGCTTGCGATACTCAGGGTCAAAAAGCTCCGGAGATTTGTCGCGCAGAGCTGCCTCCTCCATAAGATTTGCGGTAATGTCCTCAGCTCCAATAGGTGCGGCGTAAGAAGCAGCGCGAGCGAGGGCAGTGTTGGTCTTCCCTTCCTTAATGTCCGCAGCAAGCGGAACTACGCCAGATGCAATAGCCAGTGGTCCTAACGCACGAGCGGCAGCAGTGGCCACTCCATGAGCGCGGTACATTTTAGGATTTTCGATTTTTTCTAGGTCTTCCGTGGCCCATTGAGGAAGAAGACCAGTCTTTTGCTCGGCATACTTTGTTTCTGCGGGATTTGCCCTGTTTGCCTCACCAAACGGCCCGAAGTTTACCCACGAGTTTTGACCGCGAGTTTCGGTTGCAAGGGCTTTTTGCGCTTCCGGGCTGAACATTTTTCTATGTGCCTGATAGGCCCGCTCTTCTCCAGTGGCTCCGAATTTATTATCGCCAGCAACGTGGCCGTAGTAATCATGGACCACGCGGAAAAGGTCGTTTGCCTTCATAGGCTTCCCATCTGGTCCAACAAAACGAGTTTCCTTCAATAGCGGGTTGCTTTGAGCAGCATCTGCGGCTCCGCCAGCTCCAAAACCGTCGTCCGTTGGAAAATATGCCATGTGCTTATTTTCGCGCACATCTTTTATTAAGTCCGCACTAGATTTGTATGGATTTGGATAATCTTCGCCAATTTTAGAAAGCTTAAGACCTTTATTTTTCTGCAGGTCTTCAAATTGCTGTTCTGTTTCATCCATTAAAGCTTGATATGCTTTTTGTACTTCCGGATTTGAAGGATCGTGCTTCATTGCTTCATAGGCGGAGGCAATCTTAGCCTGAGCACCAGGATTTGCTTTTACTGGAGCGTCGGTGTAGAGCCCTTTCATAGATTCAAGTACAGCACCAGCAGGTCCAGTTGTGCCTTTAAAATTTCCTGTCTTTAAATAGCTCTTTAATGCACCTAGACCGAACGTGCCTTCTCGAAGACTTGGAATTTGCGCGTGATGCTTTGCGCCATAAAGTTCGTACACTTGGGCGGGGTCCATGTTTTTTAAGTCATAACCCTCTCGAACAAGCTTTCTAAGGGTTTCCAAATCTAGCTCTTCCGTAGCTTTTTTCAAAATCCTATCGTCATATTGATGCCCAGCCTCGTGTAACAACGTCCCTACGCCACGAGTTGGTCCGCCTTTTAAAAGCTCATTTTCATTGACAACTATGAGAGGGTTTTGCCGACTTTGCACTTCTGGCTGATAAAAACCAGACACGCTTTCGTCTAGCATATTTTTGATTTTCTTATCCGGTAATACCCGAACATCAGGTTCCAGTTCAGGATACCGTTCTTTCATAATACGAGCTAGAAAGTCTGCCTGCTTAGAAGGAGACGCTTCTTTTCCAGGGATTGGAATTCCTGTATTTTTTAAAACTTGATTGGCAAGGGCCTCTTCTGTAAAAGCCCTCGCTCGTAAGGCGTTACGCTCTACGTTGGAGTCTTTTTGGATATAATCTTCCGCAAAGGGCAGTCCCTGTTCTACGTCTTTTGCAAACTGCTCTAGTGCTTTTTTGCGAGCGTTCTCCACTACTCCCCACATTTCCACTTTTTACGTGACCAATAATTGGCGGAAAGTTTACCTTCCCCGCCTTTAATTCCGCCGGATCGAGCGCAATAAGATTTACGACGCTCTGGATTAGAAGTACCGTCAGGCATGCTAGGGTCTCCGAAGCGCACAATCTTTTCTTTTCCATCTTGGCAGCCTTTTACGACCCAAGATCGCCCCTCACCAGGAGTAGCTTTTGGACTATTGCAGCTAAGCTTTTCTTTTAGCCTTGACCATCGCTTTTTCATACTTTATAAGGGTGTTACCCTCT